ATAAGTGCAAGTGGAGATGTAATAACTTCAAAAACGGGATTGCCAGGCTTACAATATATAAATTATCACAATGATGGAATAAATATAAATGTTGATGATGGTCCTGCATTAAAAATAGATAAAGATTCAGGATTTGTAGCAATTGGATCGGACATAGCTTTTGCTGCAAATCAAACGTTGACTGTAGGAGGCGCAATTTCTGCAAGTGATAATATACAAACAACTGCTAATGTATATGCATCTAGATATTATGTTGATGGACAAATAGGATTAGATACGTCGAATGATAAAGTAGTATTGGCAGGAGGAAGCAACAGTACAGGAGTTCAATTTGGAAAACATGATGGCGCCGTAAGAAGCTATAATTTTGATGGACATATAACATCATCCGGAGATATAAGTGGAAGCGGAATATTAAAATATGGAACACCTGGTGCAAGACAGACTCATGAGATTTATGGAAGATTAAATGTAATTGGTTCGGATGTATCTTTTGGAGAAGGATCAATAACAGCATCAGCAAATATAAGTGCATCTGGAGATATAAACGCCGGAGCATTAGGAACCGGTAGTTTTGACCATATTGTAACCTCAGGACAAACAATCGAATTCAAAGATGGAGCCACAAAATTAGGATCAATAAAAGCGGATGCAGCCGGTAGTCTTACATTCATTGGTGATTCAACTGATAAGGCTTCTATCAAAGTAGCTGATGTAGGAGCAACTAGTGCCGGTCATGATATTAGATTATTAAGAGGTAGTATAACGGCCTCCGGAGCTATAAGTGCAAGTGGGCAAATTATTGGTGAAAGAATAATTGGAGGAGCAAGTACATTAAGTGCTTTAGGAGTAGGTGCTATAAATTCAACATCACATATTACAGCATCAGGTAACATAAGTGCAAGTGGTAATGTGTTAGGCGAAAGAGGTATATTTGCAGAAAGGATTCAAACGCCGACATGGAGACATGATGAAGTAACTATAACAGCAGATGATGGTCCAGTTAGGTTCACTGGAGCAGACATAGCTAAACATGTAACAATAGATTCACAAGCAGGACATTTAACAGCCTCAGCTAATATAAGCGCAAGTGGCGCAATAGTTGCATCTAATTTTCATGTTGGAAGTTCAAGAATTACATTTGTTGGTAGTAATAATTCTATATTTAGAGGAAACCCAGGTGAACTTAATTTTGCTGGTAGTGATATAAATGTTTTTACTGGCCAAGTTGAATTAGAATCGCACCTAACAGCCTCAGGCCATATCAGTCAAAGTGGAAACTTTGATATAAGTACCGGTAGAGATTTCACAGCCGGAAGACATATTTCAGCAGGCGGTGCCATAATATCAAATGGAACTGGGTTTGTAGGATCAAATGCTGTTTTAACAAATATAACAGCTTCTAACAATATAAGTGCAAGTGGAGCTTTATATGGTAATGGCATTTATCTCCCTGCAGGAGGAAGACTGCACCTTGGCTCCGATATATCAACAGATCATTTCTTAAGAACAACTACTTCTACTAATCCAATTATTCAAGCAGTAGGAGGATTTAGTGTAGATGGAAATATAACAGGGTCAGGCAATATAAGTTCAAGTGGAACATTAAATGTTAATAAATTTCAAATACAAGGAAAGGATGCATTTGATTATTTAACATCACCAGTTACTGGGTTTGTGATAGGAAATAATACTGCAGAAGATATATATTATCAAGCAGCAGGTCAGCATCAATATCTGTCTGGTAATGTTGTAATTGGTTCTCAAACTAATTTTGGGGGAACGGCTAAATTAAATGTTGATGGAAATATTGCAACAGATAATGACATAACAGCATCAGGAACAATAAGTGCAAGTGGTAATTTACTCGCTACTGGTATAGCTCGAGTGGGTAGTTATAGATTTATTGATGATAATTTATATCTAGCAGATGGAGGATCTGATTTAGATATTGTTGGTGGTGGATTAAATGCAGCAGGTAGTATAACAGCATCAGGTAACATAAGTGCAAGTGGTACTGCACATACTTTTGATGGAACAATTACTGTTCCTAATATATCTGCCACAACTGGCGTAACTGCAGCACAAACTTTAACTCAGAAAGCTGGATCTAATGAATATGTATTGATTAACTATGGCCATATAACAGCCTCAGGTAATATAAGTGCAAGTGGAGATATAACAACCACATTCTTTGACGCAAAAACATCAGGAACTGGATATAAATTGGCAGGAGCAAAAGCATTATATACTCATGATACTTCAACAGTTGTAGGAAGAACTGGAAGATTAACGTTAACTGGTTCAAGTGCAAGATTTGGTAGAGCTGGTGATAACATGCATGTAACAGCATCGGGTAACATAAGTGCAAGTGGAGATGTATATGCATTAAGACATTATGGTCAAAATTTTCAACCATTACCTGGAAATAGTACATTTTCAATAGCTACAACAGCTACCAGCGTTCAAGATTTTTCTATAACTGTAGGCCATCATTCAGTACCTGCACCGTTAACAATACATTCAAACATAACAGCCTCAAATAATATAAGCGCAAGTGGAGCAGTATATGCAACTGATGGTTTTTATGCAGGAACTAATGCTAGATTTGTAGAAACAAGTCCATTAAATGGACAAATATCTAATGCAGGAGGAGGAGCTCTAGCTCATCTGCAACTTAAAGTTGATACCACTGAAATGCAAGCGTTGCAAGCTTCTACAATTGAAGCATCCGGAGATATAAGTGGAAGTCATGCTTCTGACATATACGCTGCTAATTATTATATAGACAATAATTTATTAGCTTCAAGACATGCATCTGGAAATATTGCATTTGGAAATACAACAGATATCGCCACAATACCTTCTTTAAAGTCTATCAATTTACAAGGACCAGTATCAGCATCTAAAAAAATTGTAAGCTTCCATGGAGGAGCAACTGGTAGTGTACTTTCTCCAAATACGCAAGGATATGGTACTGGTGATGATGATCTGACCAATAACAATGAATTGATAATTATACCATGGACTGAGTTTAATGTAGATGATAATTCAACCACGCGTGACTTTAGTGCATATGTACGAGGAGCTGGTGGAAGTTATGGGTTTGGTAAATCTTCTTTAGTCGGGAATTATGCAAGTTATGTTGTGCCAAAAGGATATGAACTTACAGGAGCCGCTGTATATGGCAATGGCGGAGGAGCAACATTTATTACATATCATAATACTATTTTATCAGGTGATAAGACAGCACTCATGAGTGCAACCGGTATGATATCAGGTAGTGGTATAAATAAATCGGCAGCAGAAATATCATCTTCAATGATTCTTCAAGATACTGGTGCAACTTGGCATCCCGGAGATTATCTGACTATTTTGTGGAATAGTAATGATAATGGAGGTGCACAATTATTTGGTGCCGCAATAACAATAAGACCAATAGACTAACATGTTAACATATACAAAAGATAAAAATAACGAAGACATATTGTTAGATTCCAACAATGAACAAGTAATGATGGAATGGGAAAAACCATACATGGAAGCTTGTATTGACAAATTACAACCAAAAGGCAATGTTTTAGAAATAGGCTTTGGTATGGGATATTCTGCAACTGCAATACAAAAATATAATCCTAAAAGTTATACAATTATAGAATGTGATCCTGCTGTAATTTTGAAGTGCAAACAATGGGCTAAAAATTATAACAATGTTACTATTATACAAGCTCGTTGGCAAGAAGTAATATGTACAGACAAATTAGATATATATGATGAAATATTTTTTGATGATTTTCCAAACAATTCAAAGCCAAAATCATCAATGGAATTGTTCAATATTAGTAACAGAATTCATATTTTTATAGAAATGATGAAACAATATCATATGAAATCTAAAAGTAAAATATCTGCTTATATTTGTAAAGAAAAATCATTATACAATGATCCATTATGGAAATCAAAATATATAGATAATAATATCTGGCAATATGAAGAAGATGAAATTTCTTTACAAATAAGTAATATACAAAAATACCATAAGTCCAATTCTCAGGCATTTATACCTCTCTTGACTCTAAAGTAATTGTAGTGTAATAAGATTGTAATCTATCATGTTTCTATATTTATATAAAAGAGGAAACACTATATGGCAAAGAATATTCCTATATGGCCCGGATCGGCATCTTTTGATACAGGAGATACTCCATTTGGACTATACGATACAGATAACGAATTTACATCATCTGCAAATAATACTGCAGACTGGTGTGCTAAACGATTAGGCTATCCTTTAACTGATATTGAATTACAAGATGTCAATTTCTTTGCATGTTTCGAAGAAGCTGTTTCTGAATATGGTGCCCAAGTAAATACATATAATATACGTGATAATATGCTTAATTTATATGGGTCGGCTACCGGATCAAATTTATCTGGTCAAAAAGTATCTGCCAATATGGGTGGACTTATTGAATTAGCAGAAGAGTATGGAGTAGAAGCAGGAAGTGGCGGTAATGTAACATATTATACAGGCTCGTTAACAGTTTCATCTAGTCAACAAATATATGATTTAACAGATACATCAACTGTATCATTGGAATCTGGTACACCTGGTACAGACCCAATTGAAATCAAAAAGATATATCATGAAGCTGATCCAGCTATAGTAAAATATTTTGACCCATTTGTAGGAACAGGATTAGGTTCACAACAAATGATGGATCAGTTTGGTTGGGGCAATTATAGTCCAGGAGTATCATTTATGATGATGCCAATATATGCTGATATGTTACGTTTACAGGCAATAGAATTTAACGACCAAATAAGAAAATCAGCTTATTCATTTCAATTAATAAATGATAGATTACGATTATATCCTATACCGGATGGAAGTAACTTTACAAAAGTATATTTTGATTATATATTAAAATCAGATAGATCAAATGCATTGAAAGGTGCAACAGGTGCAGTATCAGATTATTCTAATGTTCCTTATGAAAATGTAACATATGCAAATATTAATGCAGTTGGTAAACAATGGATAAGAAGATACACATTAGCGTTAGCAAAAGAAATGTTAGGATATATAAGAGGCAAATATTCTGCAATACCAATACCAAATGCAGATGTGACATTAAATGGTTCAGACCTTATATCGGCCGCTGGTACTGAAAAAGAGGGTCTTATAACAGAACTTAAAGAAATACTTGATACAATGTCAAGGCAATCACAATTGGAACGTAAACAGGCTGAAGCAGATGCTATGCAACAGCAAATGAATAAAATACCACTTAAAATTTATATAGGGTAATTATGGCACTATTCGGATCAGCAAGAGATGCAAGTTTAGTTCGATCAATTAATCGAGAGCTAATCAACGATTTTATTGATACGGAGGTAGGATTTTTTAAACTATCTTTAGAAGATACTAAAGCAAATATGTATGATGAGGCTGATAGTAAAGTTTATTATAAACCGCTTAGATTAAATTGTATTATAGAAAAGTCAGAAAAATCTTATGTAGGTGATGATTCCGGGTATGATTCAACAAGGGAAGGATTTTTTAACTTCCTTCGTGATGATTTGAAAGATGATAATATTATTATTGAAGAAGGAGATATTATTGAGTATGATAATGAATTTTATGAAATAGATGGAGTAGGAGCATCTCAATATTTTACAGGAAGAAATCCATCAACTGATATAGGATTTATTGAAGGCGATCGTGACGAATTTGGTCTTTCGGTTGGAGTACGAGTTACAGCCCATGTAACAAGAAGGAATAGATTAAATATACAAGAAGTGCGATCAGGAATAAATAAAGGTAGTATTATACCGAGGAACTTATAATGGCAAGAAAAGAACTTAAAAAATCAATTAATACATTCTCACGAGATCCTATATCTAATAGAGCGGAAGAAGTTAGACGAGATAATGATATAGTTAAAACTCCTAAAGTAACAATCGAAGATGTGGATTTTGCTATTATATCTTATTTAAGAGATGTCTTAAAACCACAAATTACTGAGAATGGTCAAATTATAGATGTTCCAGTAATGTATTCAAATGGAGAAAAATGGGCACAAGTACAATCTAGAGGATTTATGAGAGATCGTAAAGGCAAGATAATGACCCCAATCATAAGTATAAGAAGAGCCTCAATTACAGAGCGAGACACTTTGAAATCATTAGGAGTTAATGAAAACCCAGCCGGAAATGATTTTGTACATAAAAATAAACATTCTGCTAATAACAGATATAGCCGATTTAGTACATTACGTGGAACTAAACAAACAAATGAATACTTTTTAGCACCAGTGCCTGAATTTGTTGACGTTGCCTATGAATTTTTATTATGGACTGAATATACAGAACAAATGAATTCATTGGTAGAACAGATAATGCCAACAAATGGATTTGCATATGGAACAACATATAAATTTCCAACATATTTACAAGATGTGTCTTTTGAAACTACTAATGCAACAGGAGAAGATAGAGTTGTTAGAGCTACAATACCAGCAACAGTTAAGGGAACTTTATTAATGCCATATGAAATACGTAAATCTAATTTTCAGAAACGAATTTCAGTTAAAAAAATTGTATTTGGGAATGAAACAGATGGGTTCAATATATCTGATACTGCACCGGGTGGTTATTAGAATAATGAGCATATTTATATAAAATTTAAGGAGAAAAAGTTATGCCGGAAAACAAAAAATTTACAGAAGACGAGTTAGCAAAAATTGTCCAACTCCGTGAAGCGAATGCGCAAAAAATTACGGAATTTGGTCAAGTTGAATTAGAAATTTTGTTAGCGAGTCAAAGAATAGAAGCATTGAATGATGCAAAAAATGATCTTCAAAAAGATTATGTTGCATTACAAGATAAAGAAAGTGATTTAATAAAAGAATTAAATGATAAATACGGTGCTGGTACAGTTGATATTGCAAGTGGAGAGTTTATTCCTGCAAATTGATTGTTTGGCTAGTAGTTCCGATATTTATAAGAAATGGTAATAAAAGAGGAGCATTAACATGGCTGAAAAAATTGTATCACCGGGTGTATTCACGAATGAAGTAGATCAATCGTTTTTACCTGCCGGAGTTGCAGCAATTGGAGCTGCATTAGTTGGACCGACACAAAAAGGTCCTGCAGGAATTCCAACCGTAATTTCTAGTTATTCAGAATTTGTACAAACATTTGGTAGCAAATTTTCATCAGGTTCTGGAGCAGCAGAAAATTCATACAAATATTTAACAAATTATGCAGCACAAGAGTATTTGAAGTATGCAGATACATTAACCGTTGTAAGGATAGCGCCTGGCGCAACTCCTGCATCTGTTGATATTACAAGTGATGTTGTATCAGGATTGACATTTGGTAGTGGTAGTTTAACAATATTTAGTAATGCTGAGAGTGATACTATTATTGTTAGTTCATCAACAATAAGTAAAACAGAATTTGTCGGTCAAACATCACCTAGTGGTGATTCATCAGATGATTCTGTTAGATTTTTTGCATTGGGAGCATCAGTAGATGATTATATTGATAATTTTGCTACAGAATTTAATGCTACTAGTAAGTTTAGTGGATTTACTGCAACAAGAAGTGGTTCTGGAGCAGGTATGGCAACAATTGTTATATCAGGTTCAGCAGCAGGAACAGATGGAAATGGATTATCATTTGGTTCAGGTTCTGGAGCAGGAGCAGTAAGTGTTACACAAACAGAAGGTGGAACAAATACATCATCTGGAGAAACAGTATTTACATTAACAACATTATCAGATGGTGCTGATCAAAATAGTTTAACAGCAGTTGAAGGAACAAATAATACTTTAGCTTCTGGTTCTGAAAATAATATTAGATTTGAAATTACTTCAAGAAATACTAATAAAGGTAGTTTCAATATGTTGATTAGAAGAGGTGATGATACAAGTAGAAGAAAAATAATTTTAGAACAATATAATAATTTAACACTAGATCCTAATGATACAAATTATATTGGAAGAAGAATTGGTGACCAAGTTACTCAACTAAGAGATGGCGGTGGATTAGATCCATTCCTTCAATTATCTGGATCATTTGCAAATAGATCTAAATATGTTAGAGTAACAGTTGCAAAAAATACTTATAATTATTTAGATGCAAATGGAAATGTTAGAGATGCATCTTTATCAGATTTTATTCCAGTTGCGCAATCAGGATCATTTAGTGGTGCTTCAAATGGAACAGCAATGACAGCTCCAATGGCATTCTATGATCAAATAACAAATACAAATTCGCAAGGTATTGTATTTGGGGCATCAGGAAATACAGCATATCAAGATGCAATTAGATTATTGAAAAATCAAGATGAATATGATATTAACTTATTAACATTACCAGGAGTAATTGATAACTTTAGTAATCATGCTCCAGTAATTACTGAAGCCGTTAATATGGTAGAATCTAGAGCAGATTGTTTCTTAGTAGTAGATCCAGTAGAATATGCAGCAGGAATAGGATCAGCAACTGCAAAAGCAGAAGCAAGAGATTCAAATTATGTTGCTGAATATTGGCCATGGGTAAAAATACCTGATGCAGATCTAGGAAGAAATGTTTGGGTT